TCCAATTGAATATCTGGCCAGAAGCAAGGCATGGGGTCATGGATATGGTAGATTGAGTCCTCATTATTGGAATGAAATTAAACATCTAGTCAATGATGATTCTGATGCAATGGTTGGCGAAGGTATGATGAAGAGTCTGAAGCGTGGACTTGCAGGATGGCAAGGTAAAACAGACCCAGCCGGTAGACCTGCTCTACCAAAAGACATTGTTGCCCGTGTAAAAGCAAGTGACACAGACTTTCTCAAGCGGTCACTTTCTCGCGAAGTTAGTCCACATAGTCCAGCAGGTCTTCAGCAACAGGCTGCAAAAGCAGAATTAAAGCGTAGAGGAGTGGCATTAGACGAATCATGGGGTACCAAAATGCACACTTCTGCGGCAGATGTTGGCAAGTGGGAAGGTTTTACTCTTGCGGAACTAAAAGCACGCAAAAAGAAGTTGATGGACAAAGAACAACGCTCTGCTAAAGAACAGAAGGAAGTTCGTCAGTTAAATTTTGCCATTCGTGCCAAGCAACAGAATCATTGGGGTAAAATCAAAGAAAGCGAACAGGTTGACCCAACAACAATCATGAATCGTACAGACAAAGAATGGAATGCCAGAACAAAACAGCGAGTAGAATCCACTGTTGAGGAAGGCATATTCTCTAGAAAGCCAAAAGCTATAGTAACACGCATTTCTCCGGAAACCCCCGAAGAAAAGGCACGCCGCAACCAACCAAAACTAAAGCCTGGTCAAGCCAAGGTGACACAGATTACACCTGCTCAGGCAATAAATCCGATGAATATTCCAGCCTATATGCGTCGTGGTCAGCAGAACAAAGTAACTGTTGATGAAGTGGCTCCTCCAGGCAAAGAGGCTGAAATGTTTATTAAAAATAACAAGGAAGAATTTAAAAAGCGATATGGATCACGCGGTGAGGCGGTTCTGTATGCAACTGCCTGGAAAAAATTCGGACAAAAGCATGAAGGCTGGGAACTTGCCAACGCAGCACTTGCAGAGAGCAAGACTGTACTTCAAACTCTGAACCAAGAGTTTGCAAACCATAAAGCCTCCTTTAAGAAAATGGTTGCAGAAGGCAAGGTTCGTGATGTTTTGAATACAGGTTATGGTCTTGAGGGTGAGGCTATTAAACTTAAAATTGATAATGTACACAAAAAGATCAAAGAACAAAAAAGTATAATTCGTCAGATTATGCAGGAAGGTGTCATTGGCATGTTGCAAAATATCCAATCACTGAACAAGGCAGAAAAAATCGCCGAGATCAAAGCAGCAACACCTTATGGAGTCATTTATGATACAAAAAGTGGTCGTAAAAGCAAGAAAATGTTTGAAAGTGCAGAAACTCGTACATTTTGGTTGGAACTACACGGACCCAAAATCTCCAATGTTCGTATGATTGAACCAGAAACATTTGATGCTGCAATCACAAATATTAAGGGCAAATAATTGTTAATTCGAGAATTACTTTGTGAAACAGATGTAATAGATGAAATCCGTAATGACCTTATGGATTTCATCATGGTTTATCGTAACAAAAACATTTCTGTTGCTCCCATGACAGGTCCGACTGGTGCAGAACAGTATATGCGGAAATTGAATCATGATGTGAATGTGAATGATATCATGAAAATGTTGGCAGAGCCGTATTTCAGTGAAGTCGTGCAACAAAGTGGTCCAAAGAACATCAAAATAAAAACCGGAATTCCTGAACCTTTGAATGATAAATCTGCTGAAAAAGCTCAGGAAAAAATTATAAAAACCGCTGATAAAGCCGCAGATGATGCAGTCAAATCAGGGGAATTAGCCTAAAGGATGTAAAACTATGTCGTGCTCACTAAACAATGCAAATTATCAGACTAGTTTTTATTATAACTATGCTTACAACCCATCTCCATCTGCATCAGGTAGTTTTACAAATGCAACAGGTGCAAGAAATACTTTACCATCAGATCAAGCAATAAGTAATGAAATAAGTGCAATCCAACAGCAGATTTATGCTGCTATTAATCAGGGTGTATATGAGACACAAGTTTCTAATGGCACCTTGATGACTTATAGCACACCATTTACTCCTCTTACCTGGACAGTATCTGGTAGCCAAATTACAATTACAAATCATCCATTTAATACAGGTGATATTGTCACTGTCAGCAGCACAGGCTCGTTACCAGAACCACTAACTCAGTCCACTTATTATTATATTATTTTTGTTGATACAAATACAATTATGTTGGCTAGCACTTTTGCAAATGCTATTGCAGCCCGCCCTGTACCTATTACCTTGACTAATACTGGGTCTGGTACTTTTTATATCTATGCTTATTATCCCAGTTTGGATTATTATGGTGCATGGCAGGGAACAAATTTAAGCAATCCATTGCTGAGTCCGCCTTATAACAATCAAATGAATTCTGTGATAAGTTATTTTTCAACTCTTGGATATCAAGTTAATCGCATCGTAAATACAACTACAGGTAATACTCTTACCTGGGTAATACAGTGGTAATTTTAACTTTTTGACATTGTTAGAACAATGAGGTAAAATTAAATTCGTATGCGTAGTCAATATGGACCAGAAACATTACTTCTATCTAGTAAAAAACCTCATATTCAAGATTTGCTCAAAAGAGCAGAAAATATGACTGTTGAAGAAATTCAGAATTTGTCAGAAAAACCAGATATAATTAAAGGGCTTCTGAATATTCGTCGTATGCGAGAACAGGATGCTGCAGCATTACGAGCAGAAGCAATAGCAGATGCTATGATGAATGCCTCATTAAAAAACAACTGAGAACTGGATATTCAATGCCTATAACAGAAAGATATATTTACAGCAAGCTAACCCGAGAAGAAAGCAGCAGTGAAGGTAGAAAATATGTTGATCCACAAGGTTCAAGATTAGCAAGTGTCACAACTATATTAGATAAGACAAAATCAGAAGAGTCTAAACGTGCTTTAGCTGCCTGGAGACGCAGTATTGGTGATAAAAAGGCCACAGAAATTACCCAAGAGGCTGCTTTTCGTGGAACCATGATGCATAGTTTTTTGGAAACTTATGTGAAAGAGGGTTCTGTTTCTGTTGGAACCAATTTCTTTCATCAACAGTCATATAAAATGGCATCAGTGATAATAGAGCAATATCTGAATCCATTTTTAGATGAAGCCTGGGGATTGGAAGCTAGTTTATATTTTCCAGGAATTTATGCTGGCACAACTGACATGGTTGGAGTTTATCAAGGACAACCTAGCATCATCGACTTCAAGCAAAGCAATAAAGTCAAAGGTGACGACCGAGTTGTTGATTACAAGTTGCAACTGTGTGCTTATATTTGTGCCCATAATATTGTCCATGGCACAGATATAAAACAGGGTGTCATTCTGATGTGCACAAAAGATCTTGAACCATTACACTGGATTTTATCAGGACAGGAATTAGAAGATTTTACACAACAATGGTGGAATCGTGTAGCCCAATACTATGGGGTCTAACACTACTTACTTTTTCCCCAATTTTTTGCACCTTTTTTTCTGCACTGAACCAGTGCACCACTTGAGTAGGCACTGGGCCATACCTTGTATCGCCGCTTTACCTTGTAGTAGCAGGCATCTCGCTTTTCTGATAGATTTTTATCGTCACGAATTGCCGACAAAAGTGCTCTGGCGACCACACGATCTTTTTCTTGTTCATCATCATCCAATTGATTATATTGAATGTTCATAAGTTTTGCACGTTGAGAAAGTTTTGCTTCTAGTTTTCCTGCTTGACGTAATTTTTCTGTATCATCAAACTGATCTGGGTTTGCAACAAACTTTTTTGCTGTTTGGTTCCAACCTTGATGAACAGCATCAGCAATCTTTTCAATATCTGTGATACCAGAGTCGATCATTTTTTTTGCATAAGCAGCACTCGTTAGATTTGCTTGCCAACCAAAATTATTACCAGGTGTGCTAACACCATAATGGTATGCAGCATCTAATGCTTGATCACTGATTTGAGCCAATTGCTCTAGAGTAAAATTATCTTTACTGTTTTCCAAAATTAAAACCAGTGGTCCACCACAATGCGGACACACAGATTCTTTTGTTGCAACATTGTGTGCCTTGCCTTTGCGTTCTGGATTGGGATCTAGTCTACGCTTGCGGCGTGCTGCTTTGGCTCTGGCTTTTTTTCCCAATGCATGTGCCTTGGCTTGTGGCAGACATTTTGGTTTGCCTTCGCTGCTTTTCCCTCTGGCACAGGCACCACGTATTTTACCATCAGGTCCAAATCTAACCCACTTTTCTCGGAACCAATCACGTAGGCTTTCATCAAGACTTTCTAAAACAACATTTACAGCAGTTTCATTTGACAGTCCGTGGTTGTCCATCAACATATCGATGGTTTCTATAACATTTACAGGTATTTGCTGAGATTCATTGACACTCTTGCTCTTGGTCTTGCCATGAGCCTGACGCTTTTTTCTAGCAGCACAATGAGCCCGCTGACTGAAACCTCGGGGATGACTGCAATCAATACTACGCTTGTATTTTTTGGTCCATTTTTCATTGACACTGTCTGTGCCATCAGGATTAGCGATAGGTGGCTGTGATTTGTCATCAACAGTCATTCCTAACTTTGCAGCCTGCCGTTTGATTTCTCCAGGATGAACATCTGGAGTGGTATTAACGCCTTTGACAATCTTGCCAACGCCGCCAGTTTCTACAATAAGTTCTTGAATACGCATCTGTAATCTCCAGATATATTTATGAGGCTATTGCTAAATATTAGACATCCGGAGTTATTGTAAAATGGCAATAGATATTATTAGTAGAATACAAAATCGTAGAGGTTTATATGCTGATTTACCATCAGCGCTTGCTGAAGGTGAAATAGGTTTTTGTCTGGACACCCGTCAAATGTTTATAGGCAATAGTCCAGGATATGGTGAAAATACACAAATTTTGACCGAATACAGTCAAAACGATCAATTAATTACAACAAAATATCAAAACAGCAGAGCAGATTTATCATCTGCCATACCACGCACACTGCAAAGTAAACTAAACGATTTTGCAAGCATCAAGGATTTCGGTGCCCAGGGGGATGGAGTGACAGATGATGCTCCTGCAATAAATGCTGCCATTTCACAATTATTGACAGGATATCCACAATCTGGTAACTTGGCAGTTACCCTATATTTTCCACCAGGAATCTATATTATCAACAGTCCTATCTTGCTTTATCCATTTCTCACACTTCAAGGTGCTGGAATAAATTGCTCAAGAATTGTTGCCAACCCCGGTACAAACATGACATATATGTTTGAAACCGCTGATAGTCTTGGGCAAACTGGTGCAAATATAGGGTTAAATAATGCAACTCTGCCCCAGTTTATTAACATCAGTAATTTACGTTTAAGTACTAATAGTCAACAGATATCAATTTTTAATATTGTGCGATATCAACATATATCTATAAATGATTGTTACCTAGCTGGAGGATGGAATTCTTCTAAACCTGTTGGAAATGATTATGCAATCTCATTGCAATCTATAGGAAATACTGTTTTCACAAATAATTTTCGTGCCTACAACATAAATGTTTATAATTTCTCAAATGCATTAGTATCCCAAGACCCTGTACAAGATACTTCTTTGCTATTTTGCACTTATAGTAATTTGTGGCGTGGTATCAATCTAGCAAATCCTAATTTTGGAGGAACCGAGAGACTTAGTGTAACAAACAGTCATTTTACATCTTTGACTGATCATGCGATATATAATGGCAGCAATCATCCGGCTGTAAGCACAAATAATTTTTTCACACAGACAGGTGGAATATATTGGTCAGCAAGTTCAACCAAAAATGTTAGTATGGGTGATGTTTTTGATGTTTTACCAGGTGTCGTTGATGATGGGTCATCTAATAGTCTCATATTGAATCCAGGACAAAGAAACATCTAATTTTCCACGACCAAATTTATCCTAACCAACAGAGAGGAATTGTCCAGATGCTCGCAATAAATTTTTCCAGCAGCACACATCTTTTACAATCATGGAAAACTTTGCGTTCAAATCTTACATCGGAATTAATTGATTACAAACATTTGGAAAATGTCGTAAATTTTTGGGCGTATTGTCCCATATCTGGCAGAGTCCTAGACTGGGATAGACCAGATTTGTGGCCAGATCCGTGGCAACTTATACACCAAAATAATTTTGATGAATGTGCAATTTCACTGGGAATGTTTTATACTTTACTTTTATCTGCTGATGGCAGATGGAATTCAGAGAGATTAAAACTTATGATATTAAAAAACCAACAACAACAGTTTCAGGGCGTCGTCCTTCAGGTAGATGACAAATGGATTCTTAACTATGAATACAACGCTATTTTCAATAGATCTGGATTGGATACAGATACTATCATACAACAGAAATATGTCTATGATAATAAACATTTTGTGTGTTCAAATTTACATAGCAAAAGATCATATATTAACATTGATGTAACCGGTGTTAATTAATTAGAATCAGTGAATAAATGACTTTTACCTCTTTGAATTTGTAATTTTTAATAAAGGAATAATGTTATGGCTCTCCCAAAATCAGGAGAAATTTATGTTATCAAACGAGATGGTAGACAAGAAAAATTAAACATAGAGAAGTGGCAAGCACAGATTGCCAAAGTATGTAAAAATGTCGCAGATGTCAGCCAGTCCATGATAGAAATAAAGGCACAACCACATTTTTATAATGGTATAAAAACAACAGAAATTGATGGCATAACACTACGAGCCATTGTTGACCTCATAGACGTTGACAGCAATCAAGGCACTGGACATACAAATTATCAATATGTTGCTGGCAAACAACGTCTCAGTATGCTTAGAAAAGATGTCTACCAATCTTATAATGTCCCACACCTTTATTCTATTGTTAAAAAAAATGTTGAAGTAGGGTTATATACCCCCGAATTGCTAGAATGGTATAGTGAAGACGACTGGAATAAAATGAATGACATGCTGGATCATGACAAAGATGAACAGTATTCATATGCTGCAATTGAACAGATGATTGAAAAGTACCTTGTTCGCAATCGTGCTACCAACCAAATTTATGAAACTCCTCAAATACGTTATATGGTTGCTGCTGCAACAGTATTTCATGCCGAATCATCAAATACTGTTCGCTTAAGATATATCAAAGAGTACTATCAGAGTGCATCTGATGGATTGTTCACACTTGCCACTCCAGTGTTGGCTGGATTGGGAACCCCAACCAAGCAATTCAGTTCGTGTGTGCTTATTAAAACTGACGATGATTTAGACAGTATTTTTGCCAGTGGTGAAATGATGGCCAAGTATGCCAGCAAGCGTGCTGGCATAGGTCTTGAAATTGGTCGCTTACGTCCTCTGGGTAGTCCTATACGAGGCGGAGAAATCATGCACACAGGGATGATACCATTTCTAAAAAAGTGGTACGGGGATCTGCGGTCATGCAGTCAAGGAGGAATCAGGAACGCATGTGTACACATAGACTCATATGTAGACAAATTAACTGGATTTGAATTTAACGGCAAAAATTATTATCAAGGTGACATAATTAAAAAAGATGACAAAGTGATAAATATAACTGATGTGCTAACTATTTTAGCCTATATGGGAAGTGATGATGAAAGAGATGCATATTTGCAAAATTTGCTCGGCTAACGTGAGCCAGTTACAACGACATCTGACTATGAGACATAACAGAATGAATTTAAATGAGTATCTCAAAGAATTCAAGTGTGGCGAAGAGTTTAACAAAATCGACAAAAACCTTCGAAAAGATAGGGCAAAAAATAGCCCGTGGTCAATTGAATATTATATATCTCGGGGTAAAACTGAAGAAGAAGCAGTTCTTTTAATTAATGAAAAACGAAAAACACGAAAAAAACAAAAAACAACCCCGTCAAATTCAAATCACTGGGTATCTAAAGGGTATTCGTTAGAAGATGCTGAAATACGAGCACAACAATATAGGTCTGATATAGGTCGTCTCCCTTCATTGGAATCATATATAACGAGGTTTGGAGAAACAATCGGCAAAGACAAATGGAATGAATACCAATCTAAAATTAAAAATCGTCAAGAAACTTTTTTATCTCGGGCATCTACTGTTAAACACGAGGCAAAATTAATTCGTTGGTTTAAAAATAGTCGGACAGAACACGGGCCTGTTTTGAAGAAATTTAGTTATGATAATTACGACAGTTATTGTGATGCAGTAAGAACAGCTACCAAAATATCGATTGCTGTATATGGAAATATCATCGATCCGGAAAAAAACAAATTAGGTATAATTTATGGTAAGAATGGATACGCTGTTGATCACAAATTTTCCAAATATGGCGGATTTGTCAACAAGATACATCCATTAATTATAGGAAGTTATCAAAATTTACAACTAATACCAAAAAAAGAAAATTGCAGAAAAGGTCAATATTGTATTGTTGCAATCGAAGAGGTTCTTGGTTATAAAACAATATTAGACGACAAAGAAATATCATCCGACTTGAAGGACAGAATAAATGAAATTTTTATCGAACAGAGTTAAAATTGATGAAGTAAAATTGGGAGATTTGGTACTATCTTGTGATATTGAAACACAAACGGATGTATATCGTAAAGTATTAAATGTCATGAGACCGATAGTTCCACATGAACACCAAGTAAAAATTACATCAACATCGGATGCTAAATTAATCACGAGCGACACACATCCTACTGCAATCAATGAATTTGGAAAAATCAAATATGTAAAGGGTGGTGATATTACTACGGCAGATTATGTAGTGTCTATTATCAACAAAAAAGATAAAGTTAAAGAAGTAACTTCTCCTAACGTATCAACTCAATATGCCGATTTTAGCATTGATGAACATGAAAATTATTATGCAGGGATAGAACCAGATAAATTATTATTAGCCCACAATAGTGCGACAATTTTTTATCCGATATGGCATCATCAATTTGATGATCTTATAGTTCTTAAAAATAATCAAGGGACTGAAGAAACACGAGTACGTCATATGGATTATGGTGTGGTTTTATCTGCTTTTTTCTGGCGTAGATTTAAAAATAAAGAGAATATCACCTTCTTTGATCCCAATGAAGTTCCAGATCTTTATGAAGCATTTTATCAAGACATAGATTTGTTTGAAAAACTTTATGTAAAATACGAACAAAGACGTGATCTAAGTACCAAAACAATGAGTGCAGAAGAAGTGTTTAGAGGCGGAATTCTCAAGGAGCGAACCGATACTGGCAGAATATATCTGGTTTATATTGACAATGTTCAGCGTCAAGGACCATTTGACACAAATATCCATACAATTTATCAAAGTAATTTATGTCTAGAAATTCTACTTCCCACAAAACCATTCAATAGTCTAGACGATGAAGGCGAATTCAAACTAACATTAGATAATGGTCAAGAAATAACATTACCTGGACAGCATAAAGTTCTATTATCAAACGGCGAAAAAAAGAAGGTGAGAGAATTAACCGATGACGACGATATTAAAGACCTTTTGGTTTAGAGGTGTACAATTTCCCTCTTACCAATCCCATTTTTAATCCTTCGTCTTCAAACAATCTGTAGTTTTTTATGCCGTCATTAAACCATTTTTTTCCAACAATATATGAGGTATCTTTGTTTTTAGCACATAATGATATTTTTTCCCTGCCTTCCTGTGTTAATATGACACCCGGAATTAATGATAGTTGCGAAATTAATAGATCATCTGGATCTAATGTGAAATTTCTAACGCCGTCATTGAATCTCATTTTTGATTGTTGCCTGAGTGAATTTTTCAAATTATCTTCGGGAGTTCTTTTCCACGCGGCACCGCTTTTAATTCGCTCTAAGCCGTCTGGTGATATAAGTCTTCCAACAGAAAGACCTAAATCTTTTATTTTAACGTCGTTTAATTTTAGTTTATATGACTGTTTTCCGTCGTTGAACCAAAATCTGCCCGCCCGATCCTCAGATAAACTTTTTAAAGTTTCAACTGAATATTGTTTTTCCACCCCTTTAATTGGGCAGCCAGGTTGCAGATTTAATGATAAAATCACCGGATCAGTTTCAAATAACATAAAAAATTTATTACCATCTGTATACCATTTTTTACCTTTTCCAGGGGCCTGCATTTTTAAGTTAAATTCTTTTATTTTAGGAGAATCTGGATGACATCTATATCTAACACCATCTTCGTCGACATACCAAGATGTTCCTTTGGCTTTAGAAGGATTGAGGTCATTCCACATCTTAAAAGTTTCTTTTCTGATTTTTTTAGAAATTTCAAATTGTCTAGATGTGAGAAAATTTCTATAAGAATTAGACTTGCTATAAACACTCATACAACCAAAAGCAAAACGAAGTTTATACCACACATCGTCGATTCCAACTTTAGAAAGCATCCAGTGTGCAATAAAATGTTCTCGTACAGTAAGTTCGATCAAATTAGAAACAGAATCGTCGCCGCCTGCACATTTGGGGACAATATGATGAAGTTCTACCATAGAATTTGGTGGTATGATTCTCGTTTGTCTGGTATTAATAAATTTAGTATATCTAGACCAATAAATGGAATTTGTGTTAATTTTATGCATTGTGTACCTTATGCTGTATAAATAGTATTTATATGAAATGGAATTAAAAAAATGAAAATAATTAAAAAAGAATGCACTCGTGAAGTACCAAAAATAGCTCTGTGTACTCTTGGATCAGTGAATTGGGGTGCATTTAGAAATCCAGAGGACATGCGTAGGGCTTGCAGAATCCTTCTTCGCAGTCTCAACAACATTCTAGATTATCAAGACTTTTTGAGTATTCAAAGTAAGTTGAGCAATGATGAAATCAGACCTATTGGAATAGGAATCACAAACCTTGCCTATTGGCATGCAAAAAGAGGACTTCGTTACGGAACACCAGAAGCATTGGCAGAAGTTAAATCATGGCAAGAACACTGTGCATATTACCTAACAGAAGCAACCGTTGAACTTGCACAAGAACGCGGTAAATGTCTTCACAGCGATAAAACATATTATGGACAGGGAATTTTTCCCTGGGAACGCAGAAATGCCGGTGTAAATGAACTAGCAGATTTCACTCCAGAACTAGACTGGGAACCACTACGCGAACAGATGAAGAAATACGGAGTAAGAAATGCAACTCTCATGGCAGTGGCACCAGTAGAAAGTAGTTCCGTGGTTATTAACTCTACTAACGGTATCGAGATGCCAATGAGTTTGATCACAACAAAAGAAAGCAAGGCAGGTTCTCTGGTACAAGTAGTACCAGAATATAACCGTCTGAAATCTCGCTATCAATTAATGTGGGACCAAACAGATTGTGTGGATTATCTCAAGACCGCTGCTGTGATACAGGCATATGTTGATCAGAGTATCAGCACGAATACATTCTATAATCCTGCTCATTTTCCGGATGGAAAAATTCCTACAACTCTGATTGCAAAGAATTTGATGAATTTTATGAAATGGGGCGGAAAGGGACTATATTATAGCCTAATTTCAAAGCAGGGAGTAAAACAGGATTTATCCAAACATAGTGTACAAACTCAAACTATACAGCCGGACGATTATGACGAGGAATCCTGCGACTCCTGTAAATTGTAGTATATTCACTAAATAATAATAACTACTATTATTTAGTGAATAAATAAAGTTATGAACTACAAAAAACACTACGAAAAACTTATAGAAAGAAGTAAAACCAGAATACTTGAGGGATATGTGGAAAAACATCACATAGTCCCCAAATGCTTAGGTGGAACAGATGAACCAAGTAACATTGCTATATTGACTCCTGAAGAACACTTTTTGGCACATCAGTTATTAATAAAAATGTATCCAGGAAATAGAGATTTGATTTACGCAACACAACTTATGACAGTTCATCACACCGATGTCAGGGTCAATAACAAACTTTTTGGATGGTTGAGAAGGCAATGTGCGTTGGTTATGTCAGAACAAACTAAGAACTGGATTCAAAAAAATGGACATCCACGTGGGATGTTAGGTAAAACTCATACAACTGAAAAAAAGAAACTAATTTCATTGGCTGTAAAAAAATCAATGATTGAATCTGTTGGTGTCAAAGTGTATGCATATAATTTAGACGGATCATTTTATAAGGAATTTAGGACTATATCCGATTGTGCCGAACACCTGAATACAAACCCATCGAATGTTAAGTATACGGCGGAAGGTAGATTTTCATATTGTAAAGGTAAACAATTGAGATATGAATACAGTGATAGTATTCCTGCTTATGTTAAACCGATTCATCCATTAATTGGGAGAGTTCGCACAGAAGAACATAAAAAAAATCTTAGGGAGTCGTATAAAAATCGTCCTGGCAGAACCCCAGAGCAGAACGCCCATCACAGTATGAAAATGAAAGAATATCACGCAAGGAAAAAGAATAATGAGTAATCAACAATATGATTTGTCAAAACAAACGGATTATCTTAACAGAAAGATGTTTTTGGACCCTGCTGGTCCAGTAACCGTACAAAGATTCGAGGAGTATAGGTACCCAAAAATTGCCAAATATGAACAGGAGCAACGTGGATTTTTCTGGGTTCCAGAAGAAATCTCTCTCACCAAAGATGCCTCTGATTTCAAAAATGCCAGCGAGGCTGTAAAACATATTTTTACCAGTAATCTTCTACGACAGACTGCACTTGACAGTCTTCAAGGACGCGCTCCAATACAGGTATTCTCACCTGTACTAAGCCTGCCCGAAATCGAAGCACTTGTATCTATTTGGAGTGCTTTTGAAACTAATATTCACAGTAAAAGTTACAGTCATATTATTCAAAATATCTATAACGTTCCAAAAGATGTATTCAACACAATACATGATACCCAGGAAATCGTTGATATGGCTGCAAATATTGGTAAATATTACAATGATTTACATGTTGTAAATTGTAAAAAAGAACTGGGAATACCAGTTGATGAATACGAGCATATCAAGGCTATTTGGTTGGCATTGAATGCCAGTTATGCACTCGAAGCTTTCAGGTTCATGGTTAGTTTTGCAACAAGCTTGGCCATGGTTGAAAATAGAATTTTCATCGGTAATGGTAATATTATCAGCCTTATCCTTCAAGATGAACTTTTGCACAAAGAGTGGACAGCCTGGATGATCAATCAAGTAGTAAAAGAAGACACACGTTTTGCACAGGCTAAACGGGAATGTGAAGATGAAGTATATGCCATGTATAATAGTGTGATACAGGAAGAAAAATCCTGGGCTGACTATCTGTTTATAAAAGGCCCTGTGATTGGATTGAACGCAGCGATTTTAAAAGATTTTGTGGATTTTACAGCATCAGCGGCACTAAAAGATATTGGAATCAAATATAAAGGTTCTGCACCACGAACAACTCCTATTCCATGGTTTAACAAACATGCCAATCCCAGCAAAAAGCAAACTGCTCTGCAAGAAAATGAATCAACCAATTATGTAATTGGAGTTTTGTCAGCAGATCTAAATTACGATCAATTGCCTGATGTTTAAAATCGCTGTAGTTACTCCATATTACCGAGAAGACGCAGAGACACTGAATAGGTGTCATGATTCTGTTTTATCACAAAATCATGACACTGTTCAACATTTTATGATTGCTGATGGAGACCCTCATCCTCTAATACAGCATTGGAACAAAACACAACACATAATTTTATCACAGTCACATCGAGATGCTGGTGCAACCCCAAGAGTAATAGGTGCCATCTCTGCCTTTAGTCAAGGTTATGATGTTGTATCATTTTTAGACGCAGATAATACTTATGAACCAGATCATATAAAAACGTTAGTTCCGTTACTGAATGGACATGATTTAGTAACGGCAACACGCAACATTTGCTCATTAGACGGAGAAATCCTTTACACTGATACAACTGAAAGTAACGGTGAAACTTTTTGTGATACCAACTGTTTATTCCTGGGCAAAAATACCTTTTACCTGCTACCTTATTGGATTGTACAGGCGGAATATCGGCTGTGGAGTGACAGAAATTTTTGGGAAGCAATCAAGCAATCAAAATTATCTAGAATTCATTGCAAAATTCCAACGGTAAATTACTACACACGCTGGGCATGGCATTATCAACATGCAGGGAAAGTTCCACCAGATGACAGCGTTTGGATTGACAAAACATCAAACGGCGAGATAATACATAGAAGACACAAACAATAGGAGATATAAAATGCAAGCGGAAATTTATACAAAAACAATTTGTCCTTTCTGTACCCGAGCCAAGGCTCTGCTTAATGAAAAAGGAATTCCCTATCAAGAATATATTATAAGTGCTGGTATAAACGAATCCAACATTGCGTCTAATCAGCAGTTTATCACCAAAGATGTTTTGCTTACAAGACTTCCTACTGCAGAAACAGTTCCACAAATTTGGTTGGATGGTCAGCATATTGGAGGATATACAGAATTATCTGAATATTTTGCTGAAAACTCCAAGTGAACTACTGTTGGTCTAAAGACGCAACAGGCTTGCGCGGTGAAAAACTAAATAAAATATCTGGAGATATTATTTGCCATTAAATCCGCCGTCATATCTGGGACAAGATGTTTGGTATAGTCCAAGTGTGTATGTAAATCAAGTTCCTGTTGCACTATGGCAACCTGCTGTACCACAACCTAGTGCCTTACATTCCTTGCCAACTATACCAAGTCCCAAATATAATCTCACGCAAGAGCAAATATCTTTTGCAACTAGCGAACAAAATACTACATATTATATCATAGATGCTGACGGCAATCATACTTATGTACCAGCAGGAACTCCAGGTGCAATTGCTGAAGCAACTGCACCAGGCCCAGATGCTCTACCAGGACAGATGAATGGAGCACAAACCACTGCAGTGGATGCAGCTGCTGTTGGTCAAGGAGGTTATGCAGCCTTCATAGGCAATATGAACAGGGTTTTAGCAGAGGCAAGAGGCGGTGCTTGGCGTGGTGGTGCATCTAATCAAAATATTCAAAAAATGCTAGCCACAGTTGGTATCGGTGCTGGCAGTGTTTTTCCATCTGGACATAGTTTTTGGTGTGCTGCTTTTATGGGTTGGATGCTGAAAATAAGTGGATTGAAATATGTAGTTGGGGCTCAAAGTGGATATTGTAGTGCATCTGCACCATCTTATATTAATTACGGACAATCTATAGACATACGAGATCCCAGTAAATGGCGGCAAGGCGATGTGGCTGTTGTTGGATCACATGGCAATACAAGTTCTGGTAGCCATGTCACCTTTCTCTGGAGTTATCCAGGTAATGGATGGTATAAATGTCTTGGAGGCAATCAAGGCAACACACCTGGGGATGTCAACCTAGGTGGATTTCAAATAAATTCCTTTAAGTATATTGGCAGAGCCTGGGATGATCCTGGCCGTCCATTACCATCATTTCCAGCATCTTAACAGTTGATTATTGCTCTCTATATTTTATATAATATAACCCAAGGAGATTATCATGTTAAGTATAAAAAATTCATATGGAGTTGATGACATAGTTAGTATTAAACTGACAAACGGTGATGAAATTATTGGCAAATGCGTTTTTGTTGATGATAAAACAATTACAGTTACCAAGCCATTATTAATGGTATTGGGGCAAGATCCTAACACAGGTCGGCCAGGAATTTCTATGGCTCCATTTTGGATGCTTGGTGCAGACCCAACGAGTAACTATACTATAAATCATAGCCAAATTATCTGTACTTTAAAATCAAATTCTGACGCATCCAAGGGTTACATTGCTCAAACAACTGGACTTACCATACCTTCTGGTGGTGGGCTAATTACCTAATTCATTTTACGCTCGCAGTGGATATCATCGTTATCAACTGCTTACAATTTAATCACCGCGTGTTCTTTGGGCACGCGGTTTTTCAGTAAAAAATATAAAAAAACCATAATTTTACCTTAATTAAACCTAGTAAAAAACAAAATTCTACTGCTTAATAATATCTGAAGGAGATCATTCCTTCATTATAGGAGAGACAAATGAAAAAGTTAATGTTGGCATTTTTTGGACTATCGTTTGCAACTGGCGTGGCAGGATTTGCAACTGCCAGCATGGCACAGGACAAGTCAGTTGATAAGAAACCCACAGTTACATCACCTGCAAAGACACCAGTTGTAAAGCCAGTAGATCATGCTGCTGTTAAACCTGCCGGTGTCACTACCACAAAGACTGAGACAAAACCTGCTCCTCAACATGGCAGTCAAAAAGATCCTGCAGCAAAATCTAACTGAAATTCACGACAAAATAGGGACTGAATAGTCCCTATTTTTTATTCTACATGCAAAAAATTTACCCTGAATACTATTAAATATAGTTTTAAATCACAGGGAAATTATGGCACGAATACTTTTCATTCTAAAAAGACGCCCAGATTATAATCAAAAAATTCATAATCATGTTGGTATAAGCACTGGTCTGTTTAACAGTGTAAAATTCATGGACACTATGCTTCAGGAAGCAGGTGTAGAAAGCAAAATGTTTGTGGCTGTTGATAATAATTGTATTGACAGAGAAGTTCGCGCCTACAAACCAACACACGTAATTATAGAAGCACTTTGGGTTGTACCCACTAAATTTGATGTTTTATCAAAACTGCACCCCACTGTAACTTGGATAATACGACTGCACAGTGAAATGCCTTTTATTGCAAGTGAAGGTATAGCCATGGATTGGCTGGGTGATTATGCCAGATTTAAAAATATTATCATAGGAGTCAATGCACCACGAATGATGGAGGAAACAAAAACGTTTCTTCAAACAGTATATGATTGGACAGAGGATGAGTTAGACCGGCGTGTTATATACATGCCAAATTTTTATCCACAAGATTATAAAACTAAAACATTTAATCCAGATAACGAATATTTAAATATAAGTTGTTTTGGTGCAATACGACCACTTAAAAATCACCTATTACAAGCTATTTGTGCAGTAGAATTTGCCGAGTCACTGGGTAGAAAATGCAGATTTCACATAAACAGTGGACGCATTGAAATGAAAGGTGAGCCAATACTTAATAATCTGAAAGGAATGTTCCAGCACTTGGCAGACAAAGGACACCAATTGGTCAGTCATGAATGGACTCCTCGCGATAAGTTTTTAGAGATTTGTGCTGAAATGGATATTGGCATGCAGGCAAGTATATCTGAAACATTCAATATAGTTGCTGCTGATCATTTAAGTCAAGGAGTGCCTGTTGTTACCAGCCGAGAAATGCCCTGGGCTATTCGATGGTTCTGTGCAAATCCAGTAGAAAGAACTGATATTATAAAAAAACTAAAAAGAGTCTGGCGGTTCCCAGAATTAAATGTGATGACAAATCAATATAGTTTGACTGCCTACACAAACCAAACACGAAAAATTTGGTTGAATTATTTTCAGGATAAATAACAGCGGTTGGGAGAAATTAAATGTCAGATGATTTTCACAGAGTACGAACACATCATTGGGTAAATGGAGTTCTGAAATACTTTGACCATGTGTTTTCTACATTTGAGGCTTCTCTAGAGTTTGCACAAAATTACGAATGCGATAATTTTAAAATTTTTGACAGCGATGATAGTCTAAAACACAGTAGCCATGGCAAGCCAGCAGAAACCTACGCTTGACTTTTGTTTAAAATACCTTTATAAATATAAATGTTGCTGTTGAATGTCAGCAGCGTCAGCTGGGGTAAGATGGAAAAAGGTTGACACAAGCTGCAGCCGTGTTATAGTGCAGATGTTGAAACGGAGCAAGCAACATGGGTGCTACTAGTAATAGCGAAAAGCTGGCAGCAGCTGAGCAGATACTGCCTTGTTACAACGCATGGCATCGCAGCTGCATGGAACAATGTGGCGTGCCGCTGCCCCGGCTCGAGCAAGATCTACTGACTGTCGCTGCCCGTTACAAGCACCTCAAAGTGCCACAGAAGATGGGTGCAGCGGTGGGCAGATGGGCTGCCAAGCAGTTGGGACTCAAGTGGACAGCATTCAACGGCATACAATAACTGGTTGACATCGAGCCAAGACCTGTTATTATGTGTCTGCAAGCAAGGAGCAAGCAACATGGAAAACAACTATTTCATTGACGCTGATGCTGCATACGAAGCACGCTGGGAGCGTGATGAAACCTTCGATGACTTCGACAGTGCTGTCACCTGCGAGGAATACTACAACGAGCAAGAGTGGGACGAGCCGGATGTGGGCGAGGCCCAGGAGTGGGAATCCTTCGATCCCGACTGCTGATTTTCGGTTGACACTGCAGGTGCTGGTGCTATTATGCACCAGCCAGCAAGGAGCAAGACAATGATCAACGTTAATACTGTGTTATACACCTGCGGTGACGGCTACTGGAGCCGTGCGGCACGTGCTGTCACTGTCAAAGGACTGTTTGTCAGCTATGAATCTGACAACGCTGAGTTTGGCGAGCTGCGAGTATACTTTGACACTGCCAGCTGGAATGTCAACAAGCTGGGACTGATCTACACTGACAGCCAGTTCGAAACTGAACTGTGCGAGTTCCTCACCAGCATAGGGCTGGACGGCAGCGATGTTGGCTACAGCGAACACGGCATGCAGGGCAGCAAATATGTCAGCTTGGACGTGGGCAAAGATTTCCTCAGCAGCTGGCATGCCAAGTTTGCTGTGGCTGTGTGATTTTGGTTGACACTGCAGGTGTTGGTGCTATTATGCACTTGCAAACAAGGAGCAAAACATGAAATATATTGTTTATGGCGATTATGGCTATGTCAACGAGCAAGAGCTTTACAGCTGCAACAGCCGCGATCAATCTGTTGCGTGGGCAAAGAAATACTGCCGTCGCGACACAGGTGGCTACAACGTCATCGAAGTTGCTTACTTTGCCAATGACGGTGAATATGTGCCAGTGTGGCAGTTTGAAGCTGAAGAAGAATTGCTCTACGACGAGTTGTAAAAACCATTGACCATTTCAAACATCGTGCTATAATGATTCTGCAAGCAAGGAGCTATCAATGAGTGATCGTACCTACACCGTTGCGGGGACCAGTGTGCAAAATGGCAAAAAGACTCTGCGTCTTGCCAACGGCACTGCTGCTGCTCGCAGCAAGATTTTAATCAAAGCAGGCTGCACAGAAGTGAAGTTGTTTGACTTGCCCCAGCCCATGTCTGCACCTGCTGCTCAAGCATGGCTGTTGTCGCAGGGCGATTCAGTGCCTGCCAGCGTGCCCAGCAGCAACACTGCCAAACAGCGTAAAACTGCAGATCTAGCAGCTGCTAGTGCCAGCACAGAGCCTGTGGAAATTGCACACGAAGAGCTGGGGTTTGCTGCATCGGGTATGACGCGCGAATACTGGGACAATCAAAGTGTCATTGTGCGGCAAGAGATGTCTCGCAATGCTGCATGGGCTGCAGGCATCGAATGTGCTCGCGGTACTTATCCAGAGCTGGACATGTGGCTGGAAATGGAAGGCATTTTCACACACAACGATGGCACTTTGCAGGAGGCTGCCTAACGACGATCTCAATGCTGCCCGCGGCATAGCCATGGCTGTTGTGCTGTCGGGCATGATCTACATGCTGGTAATCAGCTTGCACTATGTTTTCGGTTGACAACAGCGCAAATTCAACTAATATACACAGACAACAACGGAGCACACTGCAATGACTATGACTGAAGATCAAATTGAACAGGTTGTTGAGCGTCACATGAACAGCTTGGATAGCCAGCTGCTCAAGGGTGCAATCACTGATGAAGAATACAATCAGGAAATCCGAGAACTGGACAAGTGGGCTCGTCAACAGTATCTAGCGCAAAATATTGCTGGTTGACAACTGTAAAATATCTGCTAATATTAGCACGCAACAACGGAGCACGATACCATGCAAACTGACATGGAAATGGTAGAAGAACAACTGTGCGAAATTGACAAACGTATCAAGCACACATTTGCCGTGCTGGTGTTGAAAGCAAAATGTTTGTTGCCATTGACAACAACTGCATTGATAGAGAAGTACGTGCATACCAACCTACACATGTGGTCATTGAAGCACTTTGGGTGGTACCTAGTAAATTTGAAATCTTATCAAAACTGCATCCAAACGTAACTTGGATTATACGTCTGCACAGCGAAATGCCTTTTATTGCCAGTGAAGGTATTGCCATGGATTGGATTGGCGATTATGCACGATTTCCCAATATCATAATAGGTGTTAATGCACCCCGCATGATGGATGAGACACGGTTTTATCTACAACAAGTATATGGGTGGTCTAATGCAGAAACAGCCCAACGTATCATTTACATGCCCAACTTTTATCCGCAGGAATACAAATATAAAAAGTTCAATCCCAGCAATGAATATATTAATATATCATGTTTTGGAGCCATACGCCCCCTTAAAAATCATTTACTTCAAGCAATTTGTGCTGTCCAATTTGCAGATTCCATTGGAAGAAAGTTGAAATTTCATATTAATGCAGGACGCATTGAAATGAAAGGTGAGCCCATATTACACAATCTCAAAGGCATGTTTCAGCATCTGGCGGATCCCGTTCATGCTTTTTGGATTCCGTCAATGATTAATCCATTTTTGGAGATTTATTATGAAAAAGTTATTGTTATCATTTTTATTAATTGGTGCTGGAATGGGTGCTTGTACTGTACAGGCACATGAAGGATTTAGAGGATATCGTGGAGGATGCTACGGATGTAATTGGGTAGCACCAGCATTGATTGGCGGAGTAATTGGATACGAGTTAAGTCGTCCGCACTATTACGAACCATCCCCAGTCATTGTTCAACAACCACCTGTAATCTATACACAGCCACAGCCATATGTTCAGGCTCCTCCAGCGGGATACCATTGGCAACAAATGATTGATCCACAGACTAATACAACCAAAATCGTACTAGTTCCAAATTAAAGTTGACATTGTACGGTAAATATTGTACAATTGAAGTTATTGCTGTATGAAGCAGAGAAAAAAGTGTTCTGGACGCAAGGGTAGAACACCGCAAAGACCACTATGAACGAACAGAAGATAAAACAACTTACCGAACAGGCTAACTTATCTGCTGATAAGATATATCAATTTGATCCCAAAGATGGATTCAAAATTCAAGAATGGGATAAGATCCGTTTAGAAAAATTCGCAGAACTAATCATCAATGAATGTTTAGATGTTGCTAACGACACACGATATGATGGTAAGGTAGTTGCCAACCGTATCAAGTTTGTGTTTGGAGTCGAAGAATGATTGATTATTACCAAGCACTTAGAGAAATGCACCAGGGCAATGTAGTCAAGTATGCGGGCACGGTCAATGGTAATGTGATGAGCGATAATGGTGCCAGTTTTTGTATGTGTCGTGGTTGTATCTTTCTATTTGACAACGGAGTAATCAAATGGAACAAACTGGGATATATGGTTTACGATCCAGACTTTCGTTATGAACTAACTGGTGAAACTGTCGATCCACGGGCGTGGAAACCAGAGAAGAATCGGGACCGTAAAGAGATTAAATCCAAGTTGGGTTATAGTAGAGTTGGATTAGGAAATGTTTAACTAATCCTGGACTTTGGTTCGACAAAGGTATTACAATCTTCCTTTGACCAGCCCCAACTGCTGAATTTTAGGATCACCTATTTTTAACAAATAACTTTTAGACCCGTTGTTATACCAGTGGGTCTTTTTCTTTGATTCAAAATAATCTACAGAACTTACCCATCCGTTGGGAATAACATCTTTGGGTCCGAATCGCTTCTTTTCTTTTGTTGTTAGGTTGTAGTAGAACTTTGTTCCATAAGAACCATTGTTGCTACCAGAAACTTTTTTAGATAAGTTTTCGGATCTTTCTTTTCTTTGATCTTCCGTTAGATTTTCCCAAGTATTAGGATTTAACAATCCCATTTCTACTAATTTAGACCAACCTGTTTGCCTAACTTTATTGTAAGTTTCTTCGGTCCAATTTTGAGTTCCGCCTACTACAATCTCACCTGAATCAACTTTTTGACGATATGCCTTAATATTTGGTCTATCTTCTTTTGGTATAGAATTTATGTGTTCAAACCCACCTATACCACCTGACCGCATATTATAACAATATGATTTACCCAGGTGCGGTGCTACTGTTTCTTCTTCTTTGAGCAAACATTCAGATTCATTTTCAAACACAAACAAAGTTTCCCTAACGAAATTATCTTTGCCATACTTTTTTACAGCATTGATTATCTGGGAACCGGATCCATAATAACCGTCAAATTGATACGGATCAATAGTTTGGCGATGTTTGCCAATATAAAATTTATTGTTGACAAGATTGATTGTTTTGTATATAATATAAAACATAGTGTGTAACCCTTATAAATACAGTAGAGGACAGTCCCGAGTAACCCCGGGGTTGGTGTTAGTTACCGCTAACACCTTACTCTACTATTTATGATTGTATGAAGGAAAAAGAACAATTGACTGGACGCGGGGGGCAGTGCCCCGCCCGCTCCACCATAAGAGCATAAATTTACTTTGGTATTCCGTGTAAATTTACTTTGGTATTCCGTGTAAATTTACTTTGGTATTGTGTGCTTATGATGGGGGTGACTAGGTTCGATCAGCTGTGGTAAGGGTTGAGGTAGGCAATGAGTAAGATACGACTCACAATCAGTTCAAAAACTATAAATGCCAACGATAATGTTGCATTTGAGGAAACTGCCCTAGCGGCATAACCTCATTGGGTATGGGTTCCACCTAGAAACAGAACGGACTCAATTTCACCTGTATATTTTGACTTTTTCAAATCTATATATTATCTTTTAAATGTGGCACATAATTTGCCACAACACACACAAACACAGAAAGGAAAATATCATGGATAATAGTCCATTTCAACTACGCTTTGATTTACTTGCAATGGCCAAAGAGCTCCTCATGGAGGAGTGGTATGCCAAACGTCAAACACAAGAAAGGCAATTTGAAGAAAATGTTCGCTATTATAGCGAACGTGTTGCTGGTTCTGGTGGACCATTGCAGTATCCAGAATTACCAGATGCACCCACTGATGAAAAAATTATGAAACTTGCTGCAGAACTCAATAGTTTTGTAAGCCGTAAATTTTAATAAATAGGTATGAGCACCACCTTAAAGGGCTCTATATTATTTCACTTAATCAAGACTATATTGTAAAAAACTAAATAAAATTGTTGATTGTTAATTTTCTATAATAATGGCGTCAGAGTCAACGCCATCTGTGCGTTAGAACTTCTGATAAAAATAAAATTCTATATATCTAATAAGTAAAACGTAAAATTATAAAAATAGAGGGTAATGCACCCTCTATTTTTTTACAACCTTGACAATAATGCTTAAAATTTACCATAGTAGTACATTAAACAACCCTACAGATAAAGCAAATGACCAAAAAATCCACTGAAGAAATTGTAAAACTCACTGATTTTCAACACCACCGACTACGAACAGAGATGTATCTAGGCAGCAGAAATATTCACACGCAGACTGTGATAAACTGGGATGGTAAAAAATTAGCAGCACAAGAAGTTTCTTGGACTCCTGCAGCTTATTGTGCATTTAGAGAAATTTTTGATAACAGTCTTGATGAAGTCGTTGGGCACGGACACGGAACAAAAATTGATATCTCATATGATCCAGATACTCTTACTTTTGGTGTTGCTGATGATGGTAGAGGCATTCCCATTGACTGGGACGAAAATGAACGTATGCACAAGGCAACAATTGCGCTAACACAAAGCAGGGCAGGTAGAAACTTTGGCAAGCGTGAAGAAGTTCGTGGAACAAATGGTATTGGCAGCAGTGTTGTTGTTTCCTGTTCTAAAGAATTCTCAGTGGATATTAGGCGAGATGGTAAAAGATTTCAACAGACATTTAGAGAAGGTTCAGATTTACTCCCAGAATTAGACATCAGTGAACCTCATATCGTCAAAAGTTCTGCTAAATCTGGAACTGAAACAAAATTCACTTTAAGTTCTGTTGTATTTCCACGCGCCAGTATTCCAATCGAATTTGTCCGTGCCAGAATATTTGAAGTGGCAGCAAATCATCCAAAAATTCGATTTACTTTCAATGGCGAAAAAATCACAATTGGCAAGAGCGTAGATAAGACACTGTTCCCAAATCAAACCCCTGTGATAATTTCTATTAGTCAGGATAATTTTTCAAGTACATACTATCTACTTCCTGATTTTGCTACAGAAGGTGAGTTTTTACATAGCACTGTTAATGACATACCAGCCTTCAACGGTGGACAACATATTGATACATTTAAACGATTGTTTTTCAGTGGCATGTTAAAAGCCCTGGAACGTGAGAGTAAGCGCAGAGGTTTGATGCCCAACAGAAGTGACATTGCTGAGGGTATGCTAATATACAATACCACTACCATGCATGCTCCCAACTTTGACAGTCAATCCAAGACTAGATTGATAAATGATGAAGTGGACAAATACATCCGAGCAAGTATGGATGATGAAAACACATTCAAAAATATAATCCGCAACAATAAATCTTGGATTGAAAATATCTATGCTCGCTGTGCTGCCCGTACTCAAAAGAAAGATGACGCAGATATTGCCAAAAAGAATAGAAAACTGTTGCGAACTAAAATTCCCAAACTTCTAGATGCAAATGCTAGAAATCGCAGCAATTGTATTCTGTTGATTTGTGAGGGGGACAGTGCTAAAAGCATGGTAGCAGCAGTGCGAGATCCAGAAATTCATGGGGCTTTACCTCTTCGGGGAAAGATACTTAATGTTCGCGGTGAATCACCAAAAACCGTTATTGAAAATCAAATTATAGCAGATATCATGACTGCTGTTGGTGTTGGTCTTGGACAACCAGCAGATAGAAAAGAAATGCGATATGGAAAAATCTATCTGGCTGCTGACCAAGATCCAGATGGTGCAAATATCACGGCATTATTAGTGAATTTCTTTTATCTACATTGGCCAGAATTGTTTGATCCAAAATTACCAGCAGTTTTTTACGTGTTTCAAACTCCTTTTATAATTCAGGAAAAAGGCAAAAAAAGATACTATTGGTATGCTGATGATTATCAAAATTATAATCCAGAAGATTGGCGAGGTGCTCCGAAACCTACTAGAGCCAAAGGTTTGGGAAGTTTAGAGGAAATAGACTGGGTACACAGTTTGACAAATCCTCGCTTGATTCCATTGACAGATGATGGCAATCTTGCAGAAGCATTGGATTTGATTTTTAATGAATCACGAGCAGATGATAGAAAACATTGGGTAGGATTGGATTAATCATGGGTAAATTTGTATATTGTACATCACTTGACCATACAAAGTGGCTGGCACCAGACATATCTGCAGGCATTAACCTGTCTGCTGAAACGTTGGACAACATCAATCGGTATAAACTTCGGCAATGGATAGAACAACATTGCGAAGATACTGTGTGGATGTGGAACGGTTGCCAAATGCCTGATATGGGACAAGAGCCTTGGGGGCATTTGGTGTCGCCAAGTGGAGTAGGGATATTTTTCTTTGAAAAAGAACATGATAAGAGTCTGTTTTACATGACTTGGGTAGTTTTATGAGATTAAATTTCATGGCATGATAAATTAACATCTGAATGAAAACAACAACAACGAGTTATATACAATGAACAATACAACCAACTTTATAAAAGACAGCAGCAGAGAGTACTCCATTTATGTTTGCCAAAAGCGAGGGATACCCAGTGCCAGCGATGGACTAAAAGACTCGCAACGCAAAGTATTGTTTGTGATGAAAACACAAAACGAAAAAATCAAAACTATTTCTCTGGCTGGTCGCATGATATCAGAAAATATTTACGTACATGGCGATGCGGCAGCATGTGATACAATATCCCTGATGGCTGCTCCATATTGTAATAATGTTCCTTTGTTATCAGGTGTGGGAGCATTTGGAACTCGTGTTGGACCAGATGACTGGGGTGCTCCTCGTTATACCTATGTAAAGAAAAACTCTTATACAGACGCATTGGTCTATCAAGATTACGACATTGTACCACTGAAAGAAAATTATGATGGAAGCGTGTTGGAACCAAAGCATTTTTTACCACTTATACCTATAGTTTTACTAAATGGTGTCAGTGGTATTGCTGTTGGTTGGAGCACAGAAATTCTACCACATAGTCTAACAAGTTTAATTGATGCCACACTGGCTGCAATTGACAACAAGAAAACTCTGCCTGATTTGCTGCCCTGTTATGAATACTTGGGCTGTTCTGTGAGAGGAATTGGTGATAATGCCTATGAATTTAAAGGCAAAGCAACAATAGATGGCAGTAGTATTATTGTAACAGAACTACCACCAGATATAAGTTTGGAAAAATTTAAAGCAAAACTGAATAAACTAGAAGATGAAGAAAAAATCCAAACATATGTTGATCGCAGCACCAAAGATATACATGTAGAAGTAAGATTTAAACGAGGTTCCATCACTGGCTGGACAGAGGCCAAAGCATTGGAATTTCTAAAACTAAACAGTAAAACTACACAGCGTTTGGTTGTGTTAGACTGGGATGGCAACAACGTCAGGCAATATGATTCTACAGAATCTCTTATCAGAGACTTTGTTGAATGGCGAGTTGGATTTTACACAGTAAGATATCAAAAATTAATCCGTGATGCCACTTATCAACTTAACTGGAATCTAGCACTAAAACAGTGTTATGATAAGGGATTGCCAGCATGGCTTCCTCGTGCACAAACGGCTGCAGAAGTTGTAGAAAAAATTCGATCAATATGTGCCAAAATTGACGTAGATCATGATCAAATTGACAGGATTTCAGCACTACCAAGTTATCGGTGGGCGAGAGATTCATATGATAAGACACTGAAGAACATTGACGATTTGACTACAACTATTGCAGACTACAACATCATTCTAAATGATCCGCAAAAAATTCGTGCTATCTATCGTCAAGAAGTTGCAGCACTGAAAAAACTGCCAAAAATAGAGCGATAAATATTGCAATGAAAGCCCAAGACTTGAAAATACGAACAAAACAAGGAGCAGGATGTTTGATATTCTGCAGGTCAACAGATAGATTTCTGTTGATTTTACGCAGTGAACTTGTTCCTGTTGCCCTTACTTGGAGTTTACCCGGAGGCTCTGTTGATCCTGGTGAAACTCCAGAACAGGCTGCACGCAGAGAAGTACAGGAAGAAATTGGATTTGTGTTAGAAGATAACCCACTACAACTGATATACACAAATGAAACACATGCCCCAAGATTTAAATTCTACACCTATGCTGCCACAGTTGACAAAGAATTTAAGCCAACTCTTAACTGGGAAAGTGCAGAGTACACCTGGTGTGATTTGGATAATTTACCATCACCGCTACATTGGGGTATGAGCCAACTGCTGGCATTTGATCGTGCAGCAGAAAGACTAAAAAAATTTGTAGATGCTGAAAAAGACAAGCACAGTTATTGAATTTGATTGACAAGATTTATAAAAACCTTTAAATTACAAGCAGGAGATTTACATGGAACTGCTTGATCTTGTTGAAATTAAAAATCTGTTGAAATTCAGTAATAAATGTGTTATTGGTGTAAGTGGAGGCATTGACAGCATCTGTCTTCTTCACTGGTTTGCAGAAAATAAATCACATTTTTCCTGTGATATTCAAGCCATTCATATTGATCATGGCATTCATTCAGACAGTCATCACTGGAGGGAATTTGTTCATGCAGAGTGTGAAAAAGTGGGTATTGCTATTCGCTCACACAAAGTAGATCTCACGGGTTTGGGAAATAATCTTGAATATGCTGCTCGCAAAGCCCGATATCAGGTATTTTGTACATCAGGAGCAGATACAATTATTCTTGCCCATCATGCAAACGATCAATGTGAAACATTTCTCCTAAAACTTTTCCGTGGTAGTGGCATTCGAGGTCTTAAAAGTATGCAACAAACCAGTGCATGTTGGTATGATAGTAAAATTAAAATTGTCAGACCCATGCTCAAAATTACAAAAACAACTATTGAAATGTGGGCAGAAGAAAAGAATATTACTGGAATTTTGGACCCCAGTAATCTTGACCTACGGTATGACAGAAACTTTCTTCGTAATAAAATCTGGCCTGATATTTTAGAAAGATTTGGAGTGGCAGATGTTAATACTATCCGCAGTATTCAACATATTGAAGAAGCATGGGATCTGACTTCACAGTTGGCTGACATGGATATTGAATCAGTTCGACTATCAGATAATTCTCTTGACTGGCTAAAAATCAAAGAATTGAGTTATCTTCGTGTGAAGAATCTTGTTTTGCGTCTGCTGGGTCAAGAAGAAGTTTACACATTCAGTATTGGTCAGGTAGAACAGTTTGCAAATGGTTTGCTATCTGCAACCATGGACAACAGAAATCAATTAATCACTAAAAATATTATTCTTACAAAGGTGGGAAAACGAATTATAGTTGAACGAATAGTTCAACAGGCTGCTTGACATAATTGAGATAAAATTTATAAAATTATCAATGTCAGATAGTTCCGCATTAATTGTAATTCCCACAACTGGGGCAGATTTTTTAGCAGACGCTGTAGCAAGCGCTGTAACACAAACACATAAAAACACACAATGTTTGGTGATTATCGATGGTCCTGAATATGAAGAAAAATCTAAGAAAATTTTACGCCATTTTCCCAGTGTAAAACCCATGACATTACCCTGGAATACAGGTGCAAATGGTTGGTATGGACACAGGATTTATTTTCTTTCAGCACCTCTTGTTGAGCAGGACTATTGGTTTGCTCTTGACCAAGATAACTGGTTTGAACCAACCCATGTTGAAAGCCAAATTGCAACTTGTGAAAGAAATAATTATCGATGGTGTCATAGTTTAAGAAAAATTTATGATAACACTGGAAAATACATCTGTGATGATGACTGTGAAAGTCTAGGTAGATATCCTATATATTTCAATGATCAACATCATCTGGTAGATACAAGTACATACTGTATAAAACGAGATGTTATAGTAGCCATGGCATCAGCATGGTACAGTGGCTGGGGCGGAGATAGACGATTTTACAGTGTAATCTCTCATCATGTTCCAGAGTTTGGCTGTAGTGGACAATCAACTGTTTGTTATAGGCTAGATGGAAATCCCAACTCAGTTACTGCCGATTTTTTCCTGCAAGGCAATCAAATACAAAAACAACGATATCCTAGAGGATTTCCCTGGAGAATCTAGCCTGTCAGTAGATAGCCCCAGCAACTTGAATGGCAGCGTTTAAACACTGTTCCAACAGAATTTTGTTATTGAGATCATCGGCTGCTTCTGCTACTTTTACCATGGCAGAGAGATCTTGCATAAGGTCAAGATATTCTGCTTGAGATATCTGACCAGAATCCAATGCCTGTTGATATTGCAGTGCTTGTGCAGCATTATATGCCACCATCTGGCTGGCACTGGCCGCGAGAAAATTCAAATTATTGATAACTTGACTCATAGTAATTTCAACTTATTCCCTTCAGATTTTGCGATTAATCTAGCAGTATTATAGATGTTGTTGACTTTTTGTTTGCAGTAAATCTGACTAACAGTTCCTTTTGACATCATGGATTTGAATCTGTTAATTTCATCAAATTGTTCAGTGAGCATTTTAACAAGGTCATTGTCACTTCTGCCTGCCGCATCTTCTAGTGCATACACAGTATCGTTGTAAATTCTGATAAAATTTGCTTGCATGGAATCAGTTGTGGCACAAACAGCATCACTATTCCCAGTTATTGCCGCAACATCTACCATACGATCATAGTTTGTTTGATTGAATTTTGCTGTACAACCCGCCAAAACCAAACTCATGACTACAATATATTTCATGAAACTATTTATATCTGGCATAATTATCTATATAATGGTCTAAAAGCGAGCCAACATAATGCGAGTAATTTTTTGTCTTCCTGGCAAACAGTTTAGTAATAACTATTTTAATTCTTGGAATGCCACCATATCTGCTCTCAATGAGCAAGGCATTTCCTTTGCGTATTCGATGACATACGATCCTGTTGTGTATTATACAAGAAATAGAATACTGGGAGGTCAAAATACTCTTGGAAAAATTCAAAAACCCTGGCAAGGAAGTATAGTTTATGACAAAATGTTTTGGATAGACAGTGACATTGTCTGGAAACCAGAAGATGTGCTGGCTCTGTTGGCAAGTGATAAACCTATTATTTCTGGAACCTATCTTATGAGTAATGCAACACATTTTCCCATTGTAGAAAACTTAGACTTCAGTGTGTTAGCAAGCGTTGGCACATTTCAATTTATGACACAGCCCGATGTTTCTGCTAAAACTACGCCTTTTAAAGTGAGTTATACTGGGTTTGGTTTTATTTGCATTAAACAAGGAATACTGGAAACCATGGAATATCCATGGTTTCAACCAAGATGGATATCAAATCAAAACTTTCATGATTTTTGTGCAGAAGATGTTGGCTTCTGTTGGACAGCGCAGGAACTGGGTCATGATATATGGGTCGATCCCTCAATCAAGGTTGGTCATGAAAAAATAATTTTACTTTAATTTTTTCTGACATTTTATAATAAATATACTGTATGGTCGCATAAACAACACAATAAATTGAATTATTGAGCAAAAAATCTTTTCACCTGTTTCTTTAATAACTCATATACCAAGAAACCAACGAGTCGAAACACACATTGCACCTATTATCGTAATTAAAAAAACTGTAATACAGTAAAGTAATAAGTTAAGCAGAAAATTAAACTTTCAAAATAGATTGATATAGTGTAAAATTTTATTTAGAGTTTTGTATCTATATAAGGCTTGGGGGATATATACTTTTATGACTTGGAATATTTTAGATATTGTAAAAGCTGGAAATTTTCTTCCTGATGTCAGGAAAATAACAACTCATTGGTGCTCCAGTGATTCACAAGAACTATTTGAAAAAAATCTTAGAATTCAACCAGATGATTGGATATGGAGAACGCGGCAAGTTAAATATACACTTAATTCTGTAAGATATCGTTGTCCAGAATGGCAGGACATAGATTGGAAAAATTCTATTCTGATGTTCGGCTGCTCACAGGTATTCGGCATAGGAGTTGATGACGCGGACACAATCCCAAATATTTTATCCACCCTTTTAGGAACTCCTGTTATAAATCTTGGTATATCCGGTTCTAGTATGCTTTTTTCTTTTCACAATGCGTTGCAATACCATGCTGGCAATCGGCCAACCCCATTGGGTGTAATAAATCTATGGACCTCGTGTTGTAGAACGACTACATATAAAAAAGATTGGATTGAATATCACGGTCCATGGAATATAAAGCAAGAGGATATATTTGATTTATACAATATAGACGCTATAAACCCAAAAATTAATGCATTGCAAATAGAACGGTCTAGTCGCATAATATGGAAAGATACAAAATATTTCAGTGCATCATTCTTTGATGATACGGTTGATGCCTTGGGATGTGTTAATCTAACTCATACTTGTAAAACACTCAATGATTCCAGAGATGGCATCCACACAGGACCTGATAGTAATAAAAGAGTAGCAGAGTATCTAGCCAATAAAATAAATTATTAACAATTTTGCAGATATCTAGAAAAAAACCTTGACATTTAAAATAGAATACCCTATATTAATACTCAAGGGAAGCATACAGCAAACCAACAAATTGCTTTCGGTGCAAAACAAAGTCTTCCCGCCACTATGTTCTTTGAATTTTCTTATTGGGATTGTTACAGCAATACTATCAAATGCAAACAGGAGCACAACCTGTATAAATAAGGGCAAAAACAATCCAGTTTTATATCAACGAAGACTGCAGCAAAATAAAATTTGCGATTGTTCTTCTATAACTAAGTGTTTTACACAATATCATATATTGTAAAAAAACTGACCATGCTATGATTTGGTGCTAAAGTAGAGTAACTGGACTTTTAACCCAGCGCTGCTCGATTTAGCATCATTTTTTTTTAAATTTCATCACAATATTTTTTTCAAAAATTACATTGACAGCAGCCAAAAAATCAATTATTATCAAGTTAATGAAAAAATATATATCATATCGTGGAACGTTGCAATACCCCATTGGGTCAGGCAATATTCTTAAAATTTTATCTAGGTGACTTTCAAGGTTGGGTTCAGCAAACTTTTCGGATGAAACGACACCCCAAAAGGGTGTTGTGAGGATGGTTCAAACCCACCAACGGATTCTGAAATACAAAAAGAAGATTGAGTTCCGCAACACAAAATTGTTTTCATATAACAACCAAGTTCAATCTGTAAACAAACGGCGACATTACTGTCGCCGTTTTCTTGTCTGTCCTCTTCTCCAAAGTGTTTGATCAAATGTGATGAAATCTTCAGGATTGATACGCTTGTTATCGATACCGTTTGTTATGAATATTTGTCCTGCTAATTTTGGAATAGGCGCAGTAGTCTTACCTCTATACCAAACAGTCAAATCATAGTTTTCAAGATCTTTCGGCCAAATCCTCTTATTTTCAACTCCATTTGTTATGAATATTTGTCCGGTCAATCCTGCACTAACATTTTTTCGATGTTCGTCTGTTGCAGGTTTTCCTTTATTCCAAGTCGGCTTGCCTTTTTGTGCGTTGCTAATGTTTTGTCGATGTTCATCAGATAATTGCTTTCCTGCATTCAGTTCTCGCAAATGTTGTTTTGTTTCATCGCTATGAGTTTTTCCATAAAAACCGTTTTTCTCACCAACCAATTTTCCTCGCATTGCAATAGACTGTTTCAGTTTTTGCTCGTCTGATATAGTTCCACCTTTATTCCAATTTGGGACACTTTTTGGTTTTCGCATATTTACTGTGGTTGTTCTTGGTTTGCGCATTTTCTGTTTAGCTTCTTCAGTTTTTGGCAATCCTTTGGTGAATTTGGATAGTTGTTTTCGTAGAAATTCATATTGTTGGGCACAAATTTTGTATCGATCCCTGCCATTACTCCTCATCGTCATTTGCCAATTTGCATATGCTAACTTTGATTTCATTTGATTGTCACCGACCATCTTGACCAATAGCATATGACAGATAAAATGTTCTTTTGCAGTGAGATCAACGAGGTTCTCGAGATCATGGTCGCCTCCTAATCGAAAGCATTTTGGGAGAATATGATGTGTTTCCGAATATCCGATTATTTCTTGTCTATTGATTGCATTCTCGATAATCTTTACATACCAGTTAGTGTATTTGTTTTGTAGACATAGAGAATGAATTTGTTGTATATAAATATTCATGCTGTTGCCCTCCTACGGCAATAGAGCGGTTGGGGACTTCCGATCCCGTGAATCGCAATCGATATATTTGTTCTAAATTATGTGTTGACAATCACCTGCACATAATCTATTATTAAGAATATAGAACAGCAATTCAATCGCAAAGAGGTAAAAAATGTCACTCACTTTCGCCCAAGCGGCGCAGGCTACTCCTAATCTATCAACGACTGCAAATGGAATGGTAACATTGGACCATAGTGGTGATCCCTCCACTACTCTGTTCTTTGCCGTTGGTTCTAGCCGAGGTAAGGATTTAACTGGTGCATTTGCCCGCGCATTCGCAGCAGAGCCAGATGTTGCCATGAAGATTCTCTTCTGGGCACGAGATGCTCGTGAGGGTGCTGGAGAGCGTGAGATTTTCCGCCAGATTATTCGTAATCTAGAAGTCACGGCTCCTGATAGTCTAGCACGCAACATGTCACTGATTCCGCTGTATGGAAGATGGGATGACCTGCTGGTATTCAACTCACCAGCATTTAAAATTTCTGCATATAATTTGATTACTCGTGCTTTACGCGCTGGTAATGGATTGGCAGCCAAATGGTGCCCACGAAAAGGACCTGTTGCAAATGAGATTCGTAAATATTTAAACTATACTCCTAAACAGTATCGTAAGATGTTGGTGGAACTTACCAGCGTTGTAGAAACCAAAATGTGTGCCAAGGAGTGGGATGAAATAAATTATAATCATGTGCCAAGTGTAGCAGCAAATCGCTATCAGAAAGCATTTAACAAGCACGATAGTGCTCGCTATAGCATGTGGAAAGAGGGCTTAAAGACTGGTGCCAGTAAAGTAAATGCCAGTGTGCTTTATCCATATGATGTAGTAAAGGCTGTAGAGTTTGGTGATCGTGATGTTGCTCTAGCACAATGGGAAGCTTTGCCAGACTATCTTGGTGATGATGCCATCTTACCCATGGTTGATATTAGTGGCAGCATGGGTTGCCCTGTTGGCGGACAAAAGGGTGTAGGGCTAACCTGCATGGATGTGGCTATCAGCCTTGGACTTTATATCGCTGACAAGCAACAGGGTGCCTTCAAGGATATGTGGCTAACCTTCAGCAGGGACAGTCATATTGATGTTTTAAAAGGCAATCTTCTACAGAAAATCAATCAGATTCGCAATAACGGTGGTTTGGACACCAACCTAGAAAGTGCTTTCCGAAGCATTCTAAAGGTCGCGGTTGATAATAATGTTGCATCTGAGGATATGCCAAAATATCTGATAGTATTTTCTGATATGGAGTTCAATCCAGCCTATATGGGTGGCAATTCTGTTGGTGCATTTGAGATGGCACGGCAAATGTTTGCAGCAGCAAATTACTCATGTCCCAAAATTATCTGGTGGAACCTTAATGCCAGACCAGATGCAACTGGAAATGTGCCGGTTAGATTTGACCAAAATGGCACTGCACTTGTCTCTGGATTCTCTCCATCAATCATGAAGAGTATTCTTTCTGGCACTCAATTTACCCCCAGAGGTATTATGCTGGGAACAGTTGGGTCAGAGAGATATAAGGCAATCACTGCTTGATCGATTTTATCCACAAGGATGGTGTATTAGCCATCCTTGTCAAAATTAAATAAGATATTCAGTGATTTTAGTAGATAAAAAGAATTTATAAAAAATCACTGAATATCATATCGCAGATGCTGTATTCAACACTTGATCAATGAATCATGATAATGTTAGACAATTACTGATTGACCCTGTCGGTGTTCCAGTAATAGGAATAAATACCCTTTATGGATATGCGTGCAATCATAAACCTTTTAGAGAGTTATAAAAAGGGCGATAAAATTGGTCGCTGGGCTTTTATCTATCTAGAACCAAAGAAAACAACTGGTGAAACCTATAACCAATTTGCACAATGTAGCACATGTGACCTGTTTCTCCCTGGAAAAAAACGCTGTGGTATTTTTGGCAAAAATGATGTAGTTGTTGCCAATGCCAGTTGTGGACTGTATATTCAAGGACAACCACATGACGATCAGCCTATTCAAGATGTTGTAACACCAGATGAGGCCGGTTATGTTATAGGTCAAGTACGGTGCGAAAATTGCAGTTGGTATAAAAAAGGCAAATGTGAACTTTTTGCAATGTTAGATGATAAAATGTCTGACACATTTAAACTTGGTGCAGATGTTGACCCCAAAGGATGCTGCAACGCATGGAGTTGAACTGGGTAAGTTTCCCTACCCAGTTTTACTATCACTTCTTAGAAAAAGTGGAAACAAAAAGATCAGAGAAATTTTTTGCTGGTGAAATCTCATACAATTTCTTGTTCAAGGCTACGAAATCCTTGAGCAGGGCTGTTTGTAACTCATATGTCTTTTTAGTAGCTGTTGTTGCATAGTCCAAAACAGCGTCGTTAATTTCTTTAATTCCAGTATTATCAAACATTTAGATGCTCCGTGTTAATTTGAAAAAAAATTATGCTTTGGTGAATTGAGAGCATGTAATTTATGCTCCAGTTCAATGATATCTGCACTGTCAGCAAGCCACCGTTCTTCGGGACTCATACTCCAGTTTTTCCACAATTTCTGCAATTTTTGTATAATAACTTGCAATAACATTTTTTGGTCTCCATTCATATATACATTATTTACGAATTTTATGTTGCAGTGCAACATAACTTAATGCATATCTGATATGCAATCTGCTTAACTATCTTTTACTATATAGATATACCATATAGGCACCCGCACTGCCACGACTATCTACAATAGGTTCAATCTTTCTAACACATGGTATATTCTCTACCCAAAATGGCAGTTCTTCCGCTATTTTACCGCTTTTGCCACTGATAATGACAAAACTTTTACTGCCATTAATACGATGTTCGTCAACAAACAATTTGGTAGCATTAAATGCCTGTTGAACAGTCATTCCATGTAAGTCCAGAGAAAACTTTAGAGAATAATCTTGACCTTTTTTTGATTGAAATCTAGTTTCTGGTTTGCTCCAGACATCTTGTATATAACTATTCCATACTCTGATGTCATCATCACTTAATTGTTCATCTTGTGTTACATGCATGGGGTTGTTACAGTTATTCATGGTAAATTCTCTTATATCAAAGTGTAGACTCACTATAGATAATACTCTATTTCTCAAAAACGGACAAGTTTTTCTTGACTTTTATAAAAATATAGATTATCTTTTATAAGTAATATCCAAGGGCATATTAAAAGGAGAAGCCTAGCCCACTTTTAGGTTAAGAGCACACTTAAAAATTTTAAGTGCTTTGTAAATAACCGTCTACGCCAACCTCATAAATTGTGGCGTTTTGGTAGATAAAATGGTTTATCTATCAATAACTTAGAAATATAGTTTGACAATACTGCTTCTAAGTTCTATAAACAATGAAGGAGAAAACGACGTAATGTATATCAATTTAAAAAAACTGTGCGCTTTTTGGTTGGGATGCACGATACTTGCAGGATGCAATCCAGTGCAAGCATCGCCGACATCAGATGCTGCACAGTTTAAAGAATCCTATACATTAGTTACTGACCCAGAGACTGGTGTTCGGGACGACTATCGCAGCATTCCAGAATTACAACGTTTGCTACCTTTGGATATCAAGGAGGCAAGCGATATGTTATATGAAGACCGACGCGAAATCGAATGTCTGGCGTGGAATCTATATTTTGAAATCAGAGGTGGCAAGCCCAATGAGCAGATTGCTATTGCTTATGTTCCAATAAATCGTATCGGCAAAAGCGAGTTTGCTTCTTCAGTGTGTGCCAATGTGTTCCAATATCACATGGTTAACGGCAAAATCAAACACCAGTTCAGTTGGGTTGGGCGAAAATTCGGCAAATCTTTCAAGATAGAACCAGATTCCTGGCAAAAAATGCAGCAACTGGCTATCCAGGTTTGGAATAAAAAATTAAAAGATACTGGCAGAGGTTCAACATATTTTCACAGTGTCAATGTTGGTCCTCAATGGGCTAATAACACAATAAAGTTCACTCTTGGTTCTCATATATTTTGGAAAGAAGTTAAGTAGAGTCTAATATTTTTTAGGTTTTTCTGCCTGCAACATAAATAATCAACATATTGCAGGCAGAGGAATACCTATGACTTATTCGTTTAATACAACTTATTTTCAAATCACCTATAACAACACAACACCAAATGATTATTCAGCATTAACTGGTAACCAGGCAGGTGGACTCGACAGCCAAACTGCATGGAACATACAGAGCATTGTAAAAACAACTGGTGGCAGCAGTGTCAGTGGAACACCATTTGATAATGGTAGTACTATCCTAATTAATGGTTATACCGTGACATTCAGCAATGGCGACAATCTTGCAAGTGCAATAGACAAAATAAATCTTTTGACTAAATTTACAGGTGTGTATGCTGATCAAAGTGTGGCATCTGGGTATATTACCCTACAAAATGCACCAGGATTTGAAGGGCAACCATTTTATCTAAAGGAGGGTAATGGCACTGCTCTGGCAACACTGGGCCTTGATAACCCAGGTTATTACCCAACTGGGCAATATCAAAACACACCAAGTGTAATAGGGAATTCTTTTTCAAATGTGACCAAAGATTCATATGTTAACATAAACAATGTCAAAATAATATTTACTGCTGGCAATCTTCAAAGTGCAGCTTCTCAGATTAATGCCTACACCCCTGAGACTGGCGTAACTGCTGAAGTTGCCGGACCATATCTACAGTTAGAGTCGAATGGTTTTTCTCAACCTATATCAATAAACAACGGCAATGCAACTTCCAATCTTGGGTTTCCTGTTGGAGTATATACAGGACCTATCAGTAATATAACTCTCAGTGAAGACAAAGAACGCGCAAATATGCGTTGGTTCCAAGTTGTTAGCCAGTTAGAATCAACTGCGACACCAAGTTTCTTTGGCAACATAAATCGGGTTGGTGCTGTTGGCAATGCTGCTCTGAACAGCATTACATGGACTGTTGGTTATGAATGTTATTCAGCGTTATCTACAGCGGCATTGGTATGTGAACCAGATTATGGAACTACATTTACTGGCACTGAAGCAATTCAGCGTTTTGTCGCCAGAGGACTGGTTAACACATGGAACAGCAACAGAAAACTGTTTGCCCCATGCGTAAGTCAAGCAAGTGGCACTGCCTGGTTTAGCAATCCCGGTAGAATTACAAATATCACGGCACAAGGCATTGATAGCAACGTTCAGGTTATCAGCAATAATATAGTCATCACCCAGATTCCTGGAGTATAGTAAATTAGTTATTCATTTAATAGTTGTAAAAAGACAGAAAAATGAATTATTCTCGTTTTATGATATTTGTGGCGTTAACGATATCTGTTGTAGCAGAATATTTTAGTATTGTCGGATTAATGGCAATTTTTTCTGCTGCAGCATTGCCCGTCGCAGTTATGGGAATATCTCTGGCACTCGGCAAACTAACTATATCTGTTTGGCTAAAGACAAACTGGAAACGATGCCCGATAATCTATAAATTTTATTTAATTCCGGCTATAATATTTCTAATGTTACTAACTTCTATCGGTTGTATTGGATACCTTTCCAAGGCCCATAATGACCATTATTTGGTAAGCAGCGGTGTGCAAAGTAAACTCGCCATTTATGATGAAAAAATCCGTGTAGCAAGAGAAAACATTGATTCTGACCGCAAGCAACTCAAACAAATGGATGATGCAGTGGAACAAATATTGGTCCGTAGTTCCACAGAAGCAGGTGCAACAAGAGCCACTGCGTTGCGTAAATCTCAACAACAGGATCACACTGCCTTAACTAAAGATATTGAAACGCAACAAAGTATCATTCAACATCTTAATGAGGAGGCGGCACCAATTCGCGATGAAAATCGTAAAGTGGAAGCAGAAGTTGGTCCCATCAAGTATATTGCTGAATTTTTCGCCGATGGCCAAACAATTGATATAGATAAATCTGTTCGCTGGATGATTATTATGATTGTATTGGTATTTGACCCATTGGCTATTCTCATGCTTATAGCAGCAAATATAAGTTATGCTAAAGAACAAACAACGTTGTCTTCTACACAGGAAAACAACTTTACAACACCAGGATTAAACCAATCCATGCCAATAGTTGGACAAACAATCTATAACCCAGAAAGCAATTCAACTGTGTGGTGGACAGGAAAAGAATGGGCTGCCATGCCAACACCTGTCAAAGAAATCACAGATATACAGGATAAAATTATAATAAAACCCGAGATAAAGGTTTATCCACCAAGTATTGACACAGATATTATCAAATCCGTGGTAACTTCATCGATGGACAATTGGCTAGATACTGCCAGTTACCCTGCAACTGCCGCAGACAATGACCCACCAGAATCTGCATTATCAGATATCGATTCTGAACCTGTTGTAGAAATTAAAAGTGAAGAATCTGTTAAAAAACCAGTGGACGAATCTTTGCAGAGCAGTTATACTAGTGTTGATGAGACATATCATCCTCCAGAACACTTTAAACCAACCCATATAACTTACGGTAGGCGTTAATAATGACTGCAACAAAAGAATATCATCGCTGTAGTTTCTGTGAAAAGAATCAACAGCAAGTTAAAAAGCTTATAGCAGGAAATGATGTTTACATTTGTGATGAATGTGTAACTTTATGCTTTAGTATTTTAAAAAAGGAAGTTCCCAAAAATCTACCAGATGACTCTATCACACCTGCAAAAGTAAAAGAACGTTTAGACGAGCACGTTGTGGGACAAGATATTGCCAAAAGAACTTTGGCAGTTGCAATTTACAACCATATCAAGCGGATTAATAATCCAGAAATTGATGGTGTTACTATAGATAAAAGCAACATGCTTTTTATTGGTGGCTCTGGAACTGGCAAAACCTATACCATTCAGAATGTTGCGAAAATTCTTGATGTGCCATTCAGTATTGTTGATGCAACAAGCTTAACAGAAAGTGGTTATGTTGGTCTTGATGTTGAAGATGCTATTGCCAAATTATATCATGCAGCAGACCAAGATGTAGCAAAAACTGAACGTGGTATTGTTTATATTGATGAGATTGATAAAAAAGGCCGCAAAGGCGAAAATGTCTCAATTACTAGAGATGTAAGCGGCGAAGGTGTTCAACAGGCTTTGCTTAAAATGATTGAGGGCTGTGAAGTAAAAATTCCACCACAAGGTGGTCGAAAAAATCCAAATGGAGACTTTGTAACAATTAACACTAAAAATATTCTTTTTATTGTTGGTGGGTCGTTTGAAGGTCTTGACAAAATCATAGAAATCCGTCAAAATCACAATAATACAGGAATTGGATTTGGTTCAGTTGTTAAAGAACAAACAACAAAAATCAATAACTATGAACTTATCAAGCAGGTCAGAAGTGATGATCTTGTTAAGTTTGGAGTTATTCCTGAATTGATTGGTCGTCTTCCCATCGTTGTAACATTTGAAGACTTGAATGAAGAATCTTTGGTAAAAATTCTGACTGAACCAAAAAATGCTATTATCAAGCAATTTCAAAAGATGTTTGAACTAGATAATATTATTTTGGAGTTCACACCAGAAAGTTTAAAAGCAATTGCCTGTGAAGCAATTTTGCGGAAAACTGGTGCCAGAGGTCTTCGTAGTATTGTTGAACAAATTTTGCTTGGTGTTCAATTTGAATTGCCAACGCTTTTTAAATCTGGTGTTAAAAAAATCTGTATAACAAAGGAAACAGTTGAAAATATGAATGAACCTTTACGTGTCTATGCAAACGATCAGGATGTTGTATCTTGAGCGGAACTTTTCAAAATAATCGGTCAAATAACAGGCGTCCTGTTGATCCAATAAAATCAACTCTGGTTTACAATGATGCAATTAGACACCCACAGGTGCGATTACTAGACATTGATGGCAACCAGGTTGGGCTTGTATCTAGCAGAGAGGCACTTACACAGGCTAGAAATGAAGGGTTGGATTTAATTGAAATAAATCGTTCTGCTAACCCTCCCGTGGTACGCATTGTTGATCTTAACAAGTGGGTTTACAAGTTAAAGCAGGAACAAAAACTTAAAGAAAAGAAAGCCCGCGAAAATACTATTGTGATCAAAGAGATTCAACTTCGACCTGTTACTGATAAACACGATATCGCAGTCAAGCAGGAACATGCAAGAGAGTTTCTTGCCGACAACAACAAGGTAAAAGTTGTAATAAAATTTCGGGGTAGAGAAATGACATTCCGTGAGTTAGGGTTTGAAGTCATGGAAAAATTTATTAAAGGCTTAGACGCTTATAAAGTGGAAAAATCACCTGAAATGATAGGTAGAAGCATTTCTGCGATATTGGCACCTGCCAAAAAAATTGACCCGTAATCTAATAAATGTTTATAATTATTTTGTCTATAGTAGAAGGAAAAATTTAATGGACAGTGATGAATTCGTGCTTCGTAAAAAGGGCATGTCTGTCAAAGTTTACAACAATAATATCGAAGGCGCTATTGTGCAACTAAAACGTCGTATGAATAGTGAAGGTATTAACAAAGAGTTGCGAAAGCGCAAACACTATGTACCACCAAGTATTACTCGTCGTCAAAAACTTGCTGAAGCAAAACTTCGATGGAAGAAAAAACATGCTCAAATCATGGAACTTGAATTGCCCAAAAAGAAAAAGACAAAAAAAGAGTTGAAAACTGTAAATCGTTCTCCAATCAATAATGTTGAAAATCAGTCTTGACATATGCAGAAATTCGCATTATAAATACTATTGAAGATGCCTAATAAGGGTCTTCAGTCTAAAACAAACTTTGCTTTTAAAGGAGGTAAAAATGAGAAACATTACACTTACATCACCATTTGACGAACTTTTTCGCGATTTCAACCGTTTCGCAGTTGGATTCGAACCCACCTTTCGTATGTTAGATCAGGTTCGGACCACCCAAAATAGTGGATATCCTCCATATGATCTGGAGTCATGCGGCGAAAATACCTACAAGCTGAGTATGGCTGTGGCAGGTTTTACTGCTGATGATCTAGACATTACTCTACAAGATGGAGTTTTGACTATCGAGGGTCGCGTAAATCAGGATGAAACTCGCACTTTCCTGCACAAAGGGATTGCCGGTCGTAGTTTCCGTCGTACTTTTTATCTAAATGCCTGGGTTCAGGTTACGGGTAGCAATCTTACCGATGGAATTCTGACTGTTGATTTTGTACAGGAAATTCCAGAAAGCCTTAAACCTCGTAAAATTTCAATTGGCAATAGCCAAGAAGAGGTAAAAGTGCTTGACGCCAAGACTTCTAAGAAGTCAGCCGCTTGACATATTACATAGAATTATGTAATATATAAAAAAGGAAAGAATCGCATGACCAATGTAGAGACAGTTGAGGATGTTGAGACCGTCACTAAAATGGTCATGCGTCCTCCTAAACAATTTAATGTTGTTTTATACAATGATGATACTACAACTGTAGAATTTGTAGTTCTTGTTCTTATGACTATCTTTCACAAGAACTTCAATGAGGCTAATGCACTTACTATTGCTATTCACGAAAATGGCAAGGGTATTGCTGGAACATATAGTTTAGAAGTTGCAAATCAGAAACACGATGACACAATCAGTGCTGCAAGATTAAATGGGTTCCCACTGCGATGCAGTGTACAAGAATGTTAATTTTGAATATGCAAGGGTCTTTGACTTAAAATTTCAAAGAAACATTTGTCATCGGCATTGTTGAGTTTGTCATAGGAAAAATTTATCCCACTCCATACAGGACGATAATACAGAGTGTTTTGACTGGGAACTAACGCCAACTGTCCAGTGGTTTTCATATAGCCTTCTCTATCGTCAATCCTACAGGGATTTAACTGCGGATTTGAATCACTATGGTCAAGAATACATTCCATGCATTCATCCAGTGTAGTTGCGGTACTTAATCCCAATTCTGATTTAATTTTTCTAACTTCAGAACTTACACGTTTTCTACTGTGTCCTGGATCATCAGCAACACGTTGATATCCAGCCCATGGCAACAATATACCGTGATTTGTTCTGACACATGTGTTTGGAGATATTATTTCTTCAATTTTATAGACAAAATCACCGTTTCTATGACTACTCTCCAACATATAGCATTTATCACTGTTAAAAACTAATGTATGTCCAGTCAATTCATTTTTAACAAGACTTTCGAGTGCAGATTGACAGCTCTGTTCTAACAATGCAGTTCGGATTTTTTTACCATCCGGACTTAAGTAATCACTTCTTGTACCTTCATGTGTTGTCTCCTGACCTTTTTCATCAGAGATGGTAGCCATACTGGCACTTATTATACTGACACCATTGGCATTTAGACCTTCAGTGTATCCAGTATTTTCATCCCAGATATAGATTCTTTCAATTCCATTTCTATGACTCTTACGAATGTTTATAGTGGGATAATATCCTCTATCGCGATTTTTTACACCTACCCAGCCTAATTTGGGCAGAAATTTTGCCATGATAACGCACATGTTGATATTTAGTAGATTTTAGTTATATAATACATTATGATAAATCGTCATTTATATCCAGATGATCCAAATTATCCAGCTAGCAAAAGACTATGGGTCAAAGATCCTGTTGATGGCGGAAAGGTTTTGAAAAACAGCAGCCGTGATATACTATTTGAATGGTGTGATAAAAACTGTTCAGGCCGTTATTGGGTGGGTATGGGTTTTATTGATTTCGAATTGGTGTCAGATTACACACTTGCAATTTTATCACTTAGCACGGTAGATGTTTGAATGGAAAATAAATGGTGCACCTTGAACAAAATTTCTTCTACAGGGTGTTATTATGTGCTGATTATAGATTGCGATTGGTACGACGCAGAATTTAAAAATATAATTTCTTGGTTTCGAGAAAATTCACCCCACTCAGTGCCAGTAAAAACCCAATATTTGATCAAATTTCCAAATCGGCAAGAATGGACCAATTGGCTACTAACATGGAGTTGATGATTCGATATTAAGGTCTGTTATTTTCTGTTAATGACGGTATTTAAATAATACCTAGATTATGAGAAAATAACCATGTTAAAGTATTTTACTTTCTTTATGTTGATACCAATAGTTGTAGTTGCTGCACCGCTGCCTGATTTTACATTTAAAAATCCTGCATTTAATGGCAACAATTATGGCACATTTGAACTGCAGATTGAAAATACAGAATATACACGCCAACAGGCGGTAGAACAGGCTTTACAGGCTGCTAAACAGCAAGCAATAACTGCGGCCCAAAACACACCCCTCAATCAATTTTTATCCAATCTTCAAAGTAGAATTTATGCAGAAATAAGTCAGAATTTGGCAACATCTATGTTTCAAGCTGGTACTGCCACTTCTGGTAATTTTACCTTTCAGGGCAATACAATATTCTGGCAAAATCTAGGCAGTAGTATAAATTTAGTTGTCACTGACAATTTAGGTAATAGCACAACAATAAATGTACCACTAGGTTCATTTACCTTCACACAGACAGTTCCAGGATCGCAATGATGACAAGACTTATATTTTTATCATTGGGTATCGTATCAATCTTGATTTTACCCAGCTGTGCTGTACTCCAAAAAACTGGACAGGAAATTGGAGTAGAATATAAACCAAAACTTGAACATATTTCTTTACAAAAAGAATTTGATTCAATTCCGCCCCCTGCTAATGGAAAAATTACTGTTGCTGTGTATAACTTTAGAGATTTAACAGGACAACGAAAACCATCTGCAACATATGCAAGTTTCAGTACAGCAGTTACACAAGGGGCGGAACTATTTCTTATAAAAGCCCTGCAGGAAGTTGGACATGGAACTTGGTTTGATGTGGTTGAACGCACATCAGTGGATGATTTAATAAAAGAACGAACAATAATAAAGCAGATGCGTGAAGCATATGAAGGTAAAAATTCACAACAATTGCCACCTATGCAATTTGCAGGAATTATTATGGAAGGTGGCATTATTGGTTATGACAGTAGCATTGAATCAGGCGGTGCTGGCTATCAGTGGTTGGGAATAGGTCCCCAAACACAATACAGCAAAGATGTAGTTACTGTAAGTCTCCGAGCAGTATCAGTTGCAACTGGTAAAGTTCTAGTAAGTGTTTCTGTTACAAAAATTATCTACAGTACCGCTGACAACATAGCTGTGTTGAAAAGTTGGCAGCAAGGAACTCAGATTTTTATGGCAGAAACAGGGTTAACAATCAATGAACCTGTTTCACTTGCTGTGAAAACAACAATTGAAGCAGCAGTTGTTGAATTGATAAATGAAGGTAAACATAAAGGCGTCTGGTCATTTGCAACACCAGTGCAACAAGAAGAATAACTGTTGTTATTATTGATATCATGGATAGTATTAATAAATTTAAAATAATTGCCAAGGAAAAGCACATGAAATATCTATCAGTGAAGAATTTAGGTAAGATTTTAATGGCTTTCTGTGCCATATATGCATCTGTAATTACCCTGGGACAGGCAGATGACAATAGTATATATATTCAACAGAGTGGCAACAACACTGTTGTCTCCATGGACCAAGAAGGCACCGGCAACATTGTTCGCGGAATACAAGGCATAGGCAGCGATAACACAACACCTGCTAAGATTACAGGTGATTCCAACACAGTATCAGTAACGCAAATTGGTACAGGCAATACTTTAAATTTTGGTATCTCAACATTAATAGCAAATGGTGGTGTTTTTGGTGGCAATTTCAGTTACTCAGTGACAGGCAATAATGCCACCGCCACAATAGATTCAAATAAAGATGGGAATAATACAAGTCAAAGCAACAATGTGGTAATAGATCAATCAGGAAATTTTGCAAATGCCAATGTAAATGTCCTGGGAAGCCTTAACAGTGTAACTGCTACAACAAGTGGTGGTAATTACAACTCATATACAGGAACTGTCAATGGAAATAATAATACACAAAATGTTTCAGTATCTCAGGGGGGAAACAACACTGTGGAAATTAATCAAGGTGTTGGAGGTTCAGCGGTTAATAACACGGTGTTAAATCTTGGTACAGTTGGAACAACTACATACAACTATGGTGGTACTGCCAGTGTGACCATACAAGGTGACAGCAATTCTGCCAGTGTTCAACAATCAGGTGTAAATGGATTTACCAATACAACGGTTCTGAATCTAAATGGCAGTAGCAATACAGCAAATGTGGTTCAAAGTGCTGTGGGTGGTAATACCACTGTTAATATATCAAGTTATGGAAGCAGTAATATATTCACAGTAACAAGCAAAAATTATTGATCAAGGAAAAGGCGTTGGAAAAAATCTTTACTGTATTTTTTCTCACAGCCATTGTCTGTTGTTTCACTCAAGCCAGAGCAGAAATTGGAATTATTTCTTCTCATGAAAATAATCCGGCACAAATCACACGCAGTGATAAAAAAATTGCAGGTGTTAAAGGTGTGACTGTTGAAATGGCTGATATTGTGGAAACCACAGACGGAAAAGCGAATATTAAATTTAAAGATGATACCGTGGTGGAAGTAAATGATCACAGCAAACTGGAAATAGATGAGTTTGTCTATGATTCAAAAACACCGGCTGCGTCAAAACTTTCCATGAATTTTGCTGCAGGAACTTTGAGATATGCCAGTGGAGCCATTGCCCATAACAACCCAAGTCAAGTCGATATTCACACACCGAGTGCAACCATTGCAGTGCGAGGAACTGATTTTGCAGCCACCACCGATGAAACAGGTGCAAGCACTATTATACTGTTACCTAGCTGTCCAACACACTGGCAAGATATAAACAATGACTGCAAAACTGGAATAATTGATGTGTATAACAGTGAAGGTTCGGTTACACTTACAAAACCATTTGAAGGCACCAAAATACAAAACAGCAGCATTTCTCCAAGCAAACCGGTTACTTTAAATCTTTCTTTTGGAGCAATTAACAATTTATTAATTGTTAGTCCACCTGCTGGATTGAATAATTCTACTGCTAAAAGCGGAAAGTCTAAAAATGATCTGAATATGAATTTTTTAGAAGATAGTGCAGACTTATTGGATAACATTTTTGTGGCAATAAAAGAAAATACAGATAATAGTCTGCAAACAAGTAGTTATTCAATCAATAACAATGAAGATGCAGCAATACTGCGGGTTTTCCCAGAATATAAAAAATCCTCTGGTGTTCAACCCAAAATTGACTCAACTGAAGAGCAACTTTGCCGACAAGATGGGGTACATAATACACAGTGCATAGGTATTCCTGCTGGACAAAATACTGCAATTACACAAACACAGAAAAATATCACTGTGATAAACAGAGCATATAGTGGCGGAAATTCAACTATTATATTGAAGCAGAATTAATATGAGAAACTTTTTTTGCTGGTTTATTATTTTTATTTCGTTTTTGCCAAGTATTGCGTGGTCACAAACAGCAAGTGAACTGGAACAGATAAAATATAACTCAGCCCAAATTGCTCGTTTAGGAATTGTAGATAACACAATAATTTTAAACAACATTGGAAATGCAAATCAAATTTACATTGAACAAGTTGGTAATAATCAATCGGTATCAGGAATAGGACAACTATCAGTGCCAATTACTGGCAATAACAACACCATTACATTGCATCAAGGTGATACTATTTCTCATCAACCGCAAAATCTGGTTGCAATGAGTGTAAATGGCAACTTTAATTCATTAAACTTAAATCAAGGTCCCGATTTAACAGGAACCAGCACAGGCACAGATCAAGGTTCGCATTATCAACTTATTGCTGTGAATGGTGACTCGAACACGATTTCAACTGCACAAACTGGATTCAATCATTATGCAGAGGTCAATATTACTGGCAGTTACAATTCCCAAACACTACTGCAAACAGGCAGTAATCATCAGGCATACACTGCAATTAACGGCAACAACAATAATTTAATTACTACACAGACAGGTTCAGGTGGTCATGTTGTTGATGTAAGTCTTGCTGGCAACAATAGCGGTGTGAATGTCACACAAACTGGAGAATTACAAAATCGTGCCACTGTATCTATTACAAATACTGGAGGTCCTACAGGATTGAATTTAACCCAATCAGGTGGAGCATCATTTTATATGCAACAGACCTGTATTTCCACTGCTGGCTGTGGAATAACCACTGTAAAACAATAATCGTTATTCCATAAATAATTTTATGTTTAAGAAAATCGCAATATCCCCATGGATGGCCTGTGTTACTTTGGTGTTGCTACTTGTGGTTCGGGCAATGGATCCTAGTTTTGTACAAAGTGTGCGACTGCGTTATTTTGACACACTGATCACCTCTCAGCCCAGACAAGAAAACAATATAGTGGTGGCAGACATAGATGAAAAAACACTAGACAAACTGGGTCAATGGCCATTCAAGCGTGATGAATACGCCAAAATCATTGATGAGTTATATTCACATGGTGCTGGCCTGGTGGTCTGGGATGTATTGATGCCAGAACATGATAGACTGGGAGGCGATGATGTATTAGCAGAAACACTAAAACACCACAAGGTAGTTCTAGTAAATGTGCCTGCTGCACAACAAAAGAATTTACCTCGCAAACCAGGCTCTACTATAATCAACAGTCAGTTTAGTGATGTGATAATGCAATATCCTGGTATTATTGCCAACATTCCCGAACTGGAATCTACCGCTGCTGGTATCGGTACAACACATACCCTGCCTGAAATTGATGGAGTAAATCGTCGCTTGCCATTGGTGGTTGCCAGTCAAGGACAATTATTTCCCAGTCTTGCCATGGAAGTGCTGCGTCTAGCAGCAGGTGACAAAGGTTTTCAATTGAAACTCAGTGAAATTGGTGTTGATAAACTTCGTATTCCTAAATTTGGTCCAATCTCAACAGACCCGCTCGGTAGAATATGGATTGACTGGAGCCAGGGCTATAAAACTATTTCTGTCAGTGCAATACCTGAGAATTTGCAAGGTGCAATAGTAATAGTTGGTGCCAGTGCAGCAGGCATAGCAAATCCTGTTGCCACTGCGAAGGGAGCAGTATTTCCTCAAGATTTACAAGCCACTGTGATAGGTACGCTGGCCAACAAGGTCAATATAACCAGACCAGACTATGCAGACGGTGCTGAGATTTTA